AACAATGGCAACTGATGCTCTGCTCGCTCTGCAAGCGAGTGTTACGAAGACATCTACCTTTTCTGGTACTGCGCTCAACCTGCCAGGCGGCACACCTCGCTATGGCTTGAAAGCGCGTGTGATTTATTCGGCTGGCTCTAGTGGCACTGCTACCAGCACTGCGATCTTTTCTATTGATGTATCGCACGATGGCGGCACAAACTACTACACCGAATTTGAGACTGATCCAATCACACTGCCAACCTCTGGCTCGGTGTCTGGTGAGGTTTACATTCCATTCGAGATCAGCCCTACCAGCGTTGCTAATCAGACGAATATCAAACTGACTTGCACGATTGCACCGGGAAGTAGCGCCACGCCTACGATTACGTACTTCGGAGACATCTCGCTCGGTCGTCCCTAGTTAGCGTTTTACTAGATTATTGAGAGGAATACGCATATGGCAGTGAGAGCAACAATGAGCAATCTGATTGCGCGTGTGCGTATTCTCATCAATGACCCTGAGAGCACTACACAGGTTTTCACTGACCAAACCATCCAGGATGTGTTAGACGCCTCGCGTGTGGATAGCTATAACCAGATCATGACGCCTCAGCCTACGTTCACAGGGAGCACTATTCAATACCTCGATTACTTCACCAATCTCACCGATTGGGAGGACGATCTTGTATTGAAGCAATTCCTTGTGAACGTGGTGACGCCTGCTACGAGCGAGGTTATAGCCGGTCATTTCCACTTTACTGCAACCACACTGCCGCCTGTCTACATTACTGGCAAGCTGTACGATATCTACCGTTGTGCTGCTGATCTCCTTGAGCGGCAAGCTGCACAATGGGTACTCAGATATGACTTTAGCGGTGATGGCCAGAGCTTCCATCGTAGTCAGGCAGTAACAATGCTCACTAACTTGGCGAAGACGTACCGCGCTCAGCAACGTGCTCACTCGCTCTCGTTAATGCGTACCGATCTTGCCAAGCCCGAAGGTCTTATCACTGCAAGCCTTGGGCCGCAGCCGATTGACTACTTCTAGGAGCACTCATGGGTATCACTGCTGCTGAACTCGCACAGATGCAATCGGATGCAAACGGCCTGGTACTAGACTTGCCGTGTCAAATCCAGCGCTATACACGTACGCCAAATAGCTCAGGCGGCGCAACATTGGCGTGGAACACGATTGTAACCGTGAACGCTGGCATGGCAGAGCCTAGCGCCTCGCAACTCCAGAATTACGGCTATCTTGTGGGAAGCCTTGCAGCCTGGCAAGTGCGTTTTCCAGTGGGTACAAATGTGCAGGAACAAGACAGGCTTGTGATAAGTGGCGAAACGTTGGAAGTGGTTAAGATTATGACGCCTCGTTCTTTGCCTATCCTGCTCACGGCTTTGTGCTCGGAGGTCAAGTAATGGCTTCATTCTCAATTAGGATCACAGGCAACACAGGCGATATTGCCGCGAAGATCGAGAAGAAAAAACAGCAGATCACGGCGGTACTCGCTAAAACGGCTGCTGATTGTCAGGCACTCGCTCAACAGAATGCGCCTGTTGATACTGGCTTCCTCAAGAACAGCATCCACATGATCAAGGTTGATGAGACACATTATATGGTTGTGGTTGGAGCCTCCTATGCATGGTTTGTTGAGCTTGGTACACACAAGATGCACGCTCAACCGTTCCTAATGCCTGCCTTTGTCACAACCTCTAAGCAAGCGTTGGCGCTCTTGCAGAAAGTAGCAGCGGCATGAGCGATACATCACGAGCCACACAAGCGGCATTCATTGCTAAGTATCGCGGTGATGCGACGCTGCAAGCCTTGATGTCTCCTGCTGTAGCAGCTGAGTGGAACATTTTCGATCAAGGCGGCTCAGGCCAGATCACACCTAGCTTTCCATATGTTTACGTGCATCCTATCACGATGGCGCTTGGCTCTTTGCTCGTACTTGGATCGGATGCCAACGATATCTACATGCAGGTTAATGTGTACACGAAAAATCAAGGCTTTGACTTCGCTCGTCAAATCGTTGCGAGGCTGTATCAGTTGACTCATGGGCCTGTTGCTGGTCAGTTTACGCTCTCCACAGGCTCAAATGTGTTGACGCTCTTTGACAATCGACAAGAGCTTGAGGAAACGCAAGACGGTCTTGTTCAGCACATTGCTGATCGATATAAGCTATTCAATCAAGGATAAGAGGTGAGATAGATGACAAGTACGGCTACAGCAGGATATCAAGGAGTATTCAAGGTTTCCAGTGTAGCGCTTATACAAGTGCAATCCTGCGAAATTAGCACCAATGGTGAAACATACGATGTAACCGTGATGAGCGGCACAAGCACGCCTGTATGGAAAGCGTTCATTTCTGGACTGAGAAGCGCAACCATCAAAGTTGTTGGCTTCTGGGATCAGGTCAATGACGCAGATCAAGCAACGCTCTGGACTGACTTCAACAATGGTACCAATGTCGCGTTTACGTTCTCTCCCAACGCTGGAACGAATAGCTTTTCAGGCAATGCGGTATTTACCAGTATTCCATTTAAGTTTGCTGTAAATGCGGCTGAGACTGTAGAATGGGATTTTCAGGTGACAGGTACATTATCCTACGCCTAATCTTGAGAGGAGGTCAGCACTATGACCGCATCAACGGCGCAAGCAGGCTATAATGCTGGCCTGTTCATCACATCAGTTCCAAGCGTGACCATGACAAATGAAGCCATGACCAATGCAGGAGATAACGCGACATTCAACGATGGAACCGTAGCACATCAGGCCTGGGATTATAGCGCCTCGTTCACAATCCAAACTGAAGTAGACGACGTGCAAACCGTGAGCATCACAGGTGCTCCAACAGGCGGCACGTTTACCTTGACCTTCGGTGGCAACACTACCACTGGCATTGCGTACAATGCGCCTGCAACCGGAGCCGGAAGCGTACAAACGGCGCTGCAAGCTCTGGCGAGTATTGGCGCTGGCAATGCGACGGTTACAGGTAGCGCTGGTGGACCCTGGCAAGTAGACTTCACCGGATCGCTCGGATATGCCGCCCAAACGCTCATGACTACGAGCGGCGCTGGCCTTACTGGTGGCACGTCTCCTGCCTCGCACGTAGCGCACACGCAAGGCGGTTTTACCTGGACGACGCAGAGCAGTGGTTTCACAATCAACTATGCGATTGGTCAGGTTGTGTTCACAACGGCGTACTTTGGCAATAGCAATACGCCTGCTTGCCGCGTAACTGGAAAGTATTTCACGATCGCTTTCCTTGCTGGTGTGACCTCCATCGATGGTACTGGTACAGGCGCAGCGCTGGATACAACGGCTATGACCAACCCGCCTAGCTCGTGGAAAACCTTTATCAGTGGCGAGCGCAGCGCAACGCTCAAGCTCAGCACAATTTGGGTAAACGGTGGAGTGTTCCTTGCTCACATGAGCGCCAATGACATCCTACTCTTGCGCGTGTACCCCAACCAGGCGAACACGCAACGCTATCAAGGCTATGGCGTTATGACCACAGATAGCTTCAAGAGCGCTGTGAGTGCGGTCAACACCGAAGAGATTGATTTCAATATCAATGGCCAATTGTATTATCTGGCAGTTTAGAAAAGAGAAAATAGATGGACGTACAAGCGATTAGGGAGAGGCTGCTTACTGGCTTCAAGCCAAAGGAGCAGGATATTAGCACTCCGTATCTTGAAGAGCTTGATGGAGAACTCAAGCTTGTTGGCCTGACAGGCAAGCAGCGTATTGCGCTGGAGGAGCAAGCCACAACGCAGATCATCAATCGAGACGGCACAACCACCAATAAATTCAATCCACAGAAGTTTACGGCATTGGCTGCTGCTCAGTGCTTGCGTTTGCGCTCTACAGGCGAAAAAATATTCAATCCTGCTGATGTGCTAGGCGAAAGTGGCGATGGAGATGGGGCGCTCTTTGAGATTGCTGATAACGTTATCAGGCCGCTTTTTTCTGAAATTGCGAACTTCATTGGAAGTAGAACGGCTGCTGAGACAAAAAACGCCTCAGAGCCGACAAGCGACGGCTCGGATACCACATCATCGCTGCAAGGCTCGGGCGCACCGTTGACGAACTCCTTAGAGGCATCGACAGCGCAGAGTTAGAAGACTGGTTTGCTTTCCTCGTGATTGAGCACGAGGAGCAAGAAGCGGCAATCAAAAAAGCCAATAAGAAGAAATAGCGAACAGGGATGCAATGTCAAGCGAAGCATTAGACCAGATGTATGTCGAGTTCATAGCGAACTATGACCAACTCATGAGTGCCACTCCTGAGATTAGTTCTATGTTCGATAACATCGCAACAAGTGCCGATGAGTCTAGTGCGATTATTTCTGATAGCTTTGATATGGCTGGCAAGGCTGCAAGTTCCTTCGCTGAAATGTCCCAGATGGCGGCTGAGAACGCGGCATCTGCGCTTGGCGAGAGCATGACGCCTGCAACCGAGGAGGTTGATAGCGCCTTTGGTGATATGGCGATAAATATCACCAACAACATTACCGAAATCAATACACAAATCACTGAGATGGCATCGAACGCCGAAACCGCTTCTAGCACCATGTCAGAGTCCACAAGTAGCGCTGGTGGCGGCTTCATGGACCTGTTTAATAAAATCGGTTTTGGCATCATGAACATGCAGAACTACGCCAATATGGCAAAGAACCTCGCTCAAGGGTTGCTTGGTCCTGCAATCAGTGCTGAAACGGTTACAACCGCGCTCACCACACTTGACGGTTCTGCTCAAGCCGCTGGGCAGGAAATGGACAAGCTAAATGCCTTTGCCGCCAAAACGCCATTCAAAACGCTTGACATCGATCAGGCAGCAGAAAAACTACAAGGCTTCGGGATAAGCGCAAACAATGTTATACCTGAGATTACGGCTATTGGGGATGCGCTCGGATCGGTTGGTAAATCATCGCCTGCTGAGATGCAATCAGTTGTTGATATCTTTGGAAAAATCAACACTGAAGGCAAAGTTACAGCTATGACGATGAACGAGCTTGCGGTGCATGGTATCAATGGATGGAAGGCGCTTGCAGACGCGACCGGCAAGACCATACCGCAAGTGCAAGATATGGTCAAAAAAGGGTTGTTGCCAGCCAAAGATGCTATAGCTGATCTGACCAAAGGCATAGAGATGAATCCGCTTTATCAAGGCGGTATGGCGAAAGCAGCAGGTACGTTCACCGGTCTGCTCTCTACGCTTCAATCGAACTGGGATCAGGTCATAGCGGCATTTGGCACGCCAATTATCAAAGGGCTAGAGGGATCACTTAGTAATTTGGGTAATATCCTCTCATCGCCTGCCTTCCAGTCTTTTGCAGGTAGTATTGGCTCTGGTATTGTGAGTATCTTTCAGGAAATTGGCGGCGCGGTTGGAACGGTCGTTGGCTATCTCAAGAATTTCGATCTGAGCAGTATCACTTATGCTTTTCAGCAGTTAGGAAGCGCCGTAGGCACTATTCTTTCGCCTTTTGAGTCACTTGGAAACAATAAGGCTGCGTCAGGTTTTTTTACGTCGCTGAAAAACGATCTTTCACAAGGCATCGTCTCAGCAATCAAGGATGTGAGCGGCTTCATTGAAGGTTTAGCTTCTGCGCTCTCTGGCCTTAGCTCAAATAGCGGTGTGACCGGCTTCTTGAGTAGCCTTACATCTGGCTTCCAGCAAGTAAGTTCTATTGTTGGGGGTACGCTCTCAGCTAACTTCAAGACGTTCTCAGATATCGCACAAAGCCTTGGGAAGTGGTGGCAGACCACGATGGCACCAGCTATAGCGGCTGCCATGCCTGGCTTTGAGTCGCTTGGCTCAACCATCGCAACGGTTGTTGTGCCTGCCTTTGCAAAAATCTGGGCGGTTGGCCAGCAGGTAGCACGAGAACTCTTGCCGCCACTCACGCAGGCATTTGAGACAATTGCGCCAATTGTGGTCAAGGTTGGCGGTTTTATTGCTGGTACGCTTGGTCAGGCCATTCAATTCCTTACGCCGTACATTGTTCAGGCCACACAAGCTATTGGCGATTTTGCAGGCCAGATCATTCAAAAAGCAATTCCGATTGTACAAGAGTTGTGGAGCTTTATTCAGCAAGGTATTGCTATTATTCTCCCAATCTGGAACGCTGTATGGCCTTCTATGCAACAGGTGCTCAAAGGTGCATGGGATATTATCTCTGGTACTGTACAAGTCGCTTGGGCGCTCGTGTCAGGCATTATCAAAATCGGGATGGATGCGCTTTCTGGCAACTGGAAAGGCGTCTGGAAGGATATTCAAGACACGTTTAACGGCGTGTGGAATGGGATGAAAACTATTCTCTCTGGCGTCTGGAATGGCATCAAAGGACTAATCTCAGGCGGTATCAATGCGGTAATCGGTATCATCAACGATTTCATCAATGGGCTGGATAAGCTCAATATTAACATTCCAGGTGTGGGCAATGTTGGCATCCATATCCCAGATATCCCACTGGTCCACTTTGCTACAGGTGGTTATCTGCCTCCTGGTCAGGTTGGCGTAGCAGGAGAAGAGGGACAAGAATTGATCTTTGGTGGTACGTCAGGCTTGAGCGTGATGAACCATTCTCAAAGCATGGCTGCTGTAGCTGGAGGCGGCGCACCTGAAATACACAATCATATCTATATCGATGGCAGAGAATTGAGCAATCAGATAATGGTACAGGTGCTCAGTCAAATGCGCTCCTCTGGGCATCCAGTAGGGATGGTGATGTAATGACAGGAACAGTAATCACCATTTCAGGATCAGCCGTCACGCTCAAGGAAGGCACTCTCAGCATTAAGCACAGAGTTGACGATAAGGATACGGCAACCTTCACAATTATTGATAGTTTAGGCACGCTCGCATTTAACAAAGGCCAGCCCGTAAGCATCACAGATGCATCCTTACCCAATCCCAACTTATTTGCAGGATATATAAATAAGCCAACATGCACAAATTTGTATCCAAACGCAACCAACGAATGGTCAATGGACTGTGTTTCGCAATTTTATGTTGCCGCGAAGAAAAGCACAACCACAAGCAAAGCCAAGCCAAAGCGTGGAGGGAAGCACGTAAAGCAGCAGAGCGGTGCGATTGTGGCCAATCAAGTTCAGCAATACTTGCAACCTGACGGCGTGACCGGCAACTTCGCGCTTGACTGGAGCGAACTACAAACGGATTGGCAAACCGGCACACAGAGCGGCGTGACGGCAACGACCAACACAAGCACCGGCAACGTTGGCGCTGGTGATTTGGAGTTACTACAAGGCGGTGCAACCTATATCTCTACGGCCACATCTGCGAGCGTGCCAACCGTAGCAGCCATTGCTTATAGCGGTGTCGCTTCCTCAATCGCTACCAATCCAGTTTCTAGCCGCCAAATATGGAGCGGTAGCCAACTCGTTAATAACGTTGGCGTAGCAACACTTTTTTTTGATGTGTGGATCAGTAGCACATCACCTTCCATCGTGGCATCAGTTGACTTTACCTGCTCAGACGGTTCTATTTTCTCTAACACGCTGATGTTTGATACACAAGAGATTAGCAACGTGCTCACCAATGACCTGAGCGGCTTGGCAAACGACCAGTGG